CCACACTGCTGACCGTGAGGATGTTGCCGGAAGCGACGGAGACGAGGTTGCCCGTGTTCTCCGCTGGCCCCTGGTTGACGTTGTGGTTGCGCGGCCAGCAGACATGCGGATGGCGGAACAGGACGTTCTTCATCTCCCGCAGCGACAGCCACCAAGCCTCGACCTCGGCAAACTGGCTGTAGACCAGCGGGCGGGTGACAAGCGTTGCACGCCAGGCAGGGTCGGCAATCTGTGTGTAGTTGACCAGCCGAGCGCCCGAAGGGGAAGCCCGAACCGGATCATCGAGCACAAACTCCGCCGTGACATAGCCGACGTCCGGAAGCTCGCGCGGGAAGGTGATTGCCATCAGAACGTCCTGCGCTTCTGTCCGTCGCGGACTACGGCTTGAACCGTCCCGGGAAGTTCGGCCTTCATCCGGGCCAGATCCCGGCGAACCGCGGCGAGTTCCGACTTATCGGCACCCGGAGCGTTGATCACCGGGGCAAAGTTGATGCTGGTCGAGCCGCCAGGCACCTTCGGAATGATGGTGCCGCTGACGTTCGGAACGAACAGCTCCGGACGCTTCTCCCCGACGATGTAGGGACGGCCGGCCGTGACAGGCCCGCCCATCTCGCGAGGTGCCGGCGGGAAGTAGTTCGTCCCCCTGCCCCCGAAGATGTTGCCAAGGAAGCCGAGCCCGCCACCACCGCCGCCGAACAGGCTGTCGAACCCACCGGAGACCAGCTTGTCAGCGATGCGACCGAGAGCGTTGGCGAAGATGTCCGCGGCGGACTTGCCCGCCCGAAGGTCGGAAACCATACCCTCCAGGACATCGCGGCCGATCGAGCGCAATTCCTCCATCGCTTCCTTGCTGGCCTTCAGCGCATCGCGCTCGGCATAGGTCGCCTCGACCAGTTCGGAGATCCGCGCCTTCTGCTCTTCCGTGGCAGCCGCACCGGCACGGCGGAGAGCGTTCGCCTCTGCCCGTTCGGCGTCGGTCATGCCGAGGGTGGACCGCTCGAACTCGAGTTGCTCGATGAGGTCGGCAACGGCCTTGCGTTCGCGCTCGGCTTCACGAGCTGCTTTCTCGCGTTCGCTGGCGCCCTTCTTCGCGGCCCGCGATCCGTCGTCTGTCCCGAGTTCGATAGTCGGGCGACGGTCAGGCGTCGGGCCATTCTCCGGGAGCATGAAGCCGCCGTTCCGGATGTTGCCTTCAGCATCCCTATCAACGCCGCCATAGGTGCCGCGTGTCGGGTAGAGAGCGGTAGTCGCCGCACCCGTCGCAGCATTCAACTGCTGGACGCTCCCAGCCGCCCCGAGAGCCGACTGTGAGAGCCTATCGAACATGGCGCGGAAGGCGTCTAGCGCCGGAATGCCCGTGCTGTTGATGGCCGCAGAAAGAGCGTCCTGGACGCGCTGCACGTCCTCCAGCTTAAGCGATCCGTCGTTTGCTGCTTCCGAGAACTCGTTGAAGGCCTCTTGGAGGCCAACGATCACCTCTGTCTCTTCACCCGCTCCCTGTAGCTGACTGACGAGATCCGCAATCTCGATGCCCGCGTCAGCGATGGCCTGGCGGGTTTCTTCCAAGGTGTTGGTGTTGATGATCTCTGCGCCGGCCCTCAGGTCAGCTATCTTCGCAGCCCGGTCTAGTTCGTCCGCATATTCGCGGAGCGCCGGGATCGCATCGCCCCACTCCTTGGCGATGTTGCGGATAAGGTCGCCCTGCTTCTTCAGCGCCTCTTCCGACTTGTCGCTGTCGGAGAGGAGGCTGGTGAAATACTGAACCGCAGAGCCGCCGAGTCCGATGATGGCGATTGTGGCGAGGGAGACGGGGTTGATGAGGGACGTAAAGGCGCCGGCAAGCGCGCCGACGGCCGCACGAGCCCCACCCTGTCCCAGAACCTGGTTGATCTGCGTACCCTGCTGGAGCGCAATCAGGAACGGCGACTGACCGCCGGCAAGCTGCACACCGATGTCGTTGAGCTGCGCCGCGAGGTTTGCGGTTTGCAGGCGCGACGAATTCATTGCCCGCTCGAACTGGCGCGCGCCGTTGGCTCCGGCCGTGAAGGCGCGGTTGCTGTTGGCTGCTACCCCCGCGAAAGCACCCGAAGCCGCACTATCGATGCCGCCGAATGCGGCCTCAATCGCCTTCGTGTCGCGCTGCGTCTGCCCGACGAGGCCCTTCAACTGGCGCTGGATCTGGCGCACATCGGCGCTGATGCTGAGCACCAGTTGTTCGTTGTCAGTCGCCATCAGGGATTACCTTCGATCCAGGTCCAGAGGTCGTCCTTTTCGGACTCGCTCAGCTTCTTGTCGCTCTCCGGATCGTTGGCTTCGATGAAGCCGTCCAGAGCGGCGAGATATTCGAAAACGGAGCACGCCAGCGTTTCGGCCGGCGAGAGCCCCATCACCTTTCCGTTTGCGATGATGGCGGCAAACCGGAGTTTTCCGTTCGGGAGCGGGTCTTCCGCTTTGGCCGACTTGCCGCCTCGGATTTTTTTCCGACGTCTTCCTCCGGAGCGCCGACGACGCCAGCGCCTAGCACCTTCTGGGCGATAACGAGGTTTTCGAGCGGACGCCGCCCCTCCACCTCGGTCTCCACCAGCTTCAGCGCGTCACCTTGCGGCATCCCGGCGCCGATCAGGCCCCACTTGATGACCTCGGAAATGTCCTGAAGCCGCCACCGACCCGAGACCAGCCGGTCGAGCACCACGTAAGGCCCGGCATCGCAGGCCTCCTGGATCTTCATCAGCTCGCGCCAGGCAAGCTTGAACATGGTCCGCTGCCCATTGAAGGGCAGTTCGATTGAGCCGTCTCTGCTCATCAGGTGACCGGCGTAACCACGCGGGTCATTTTCCCGTCAGACTGCAGGGAGACGTTGCCCGTCACGCGACGGCCATCCTGAGCGCCGGCTTCGAAGCTCTCGACGTGAGCGCGGCCCGTCCAGGTGATCGTCTTGGCGGGGAACTGCCACTCGACCTTGATCGGGATGGAGTCCACGTCTTCGGCAGCATCGAGCCACGTTTCGACGCTCTCGGCAGCAAGCACACCTTCGCCGCCGATTGTCATGGAAAGGCTGGTGGCATCGCGACCAACCCAGTTCACCGCGTCGGGGTTGTCGCAGTCGGGGATGTTGACCTCTTCGAGGCCCTTGTTGATCGTCACGGTGCGCTGGTTGAAGCCGCAGGGCGCGGTGTAGACGATCGGGGAAGCGTCATTCCCCAGCATCACGCGGACCTTGCCGCCTCGGATAGTGGTAGGCTCTGCCATAGGGGTAACTCCTGTTTGGGCGGTTAAGGCTGCTCCGCGAAGGCCTCGAAGGTCATCACGGCATGGGAAGTGAGCCCGTCCGGATCGCGGAGGAACCGCGTCTGACGGTGACGAAAGTAGACAAGGGCATTGGTCGGGATCGTCAGGTCCGGCGTCTTGAGCGCCTTGCGGACTTCATCACTGATCCGCTTGGCCTCGGGGAAGCCCACGGCACGGGACCAGACATCGATATCGAGCGAGATTTCGAAGCCATCGACGCAACCGACGTCGTCGCTCGTCTCGTCTCCCTCCCCAACGGTGATGTAGGGAAACAAGGGGTTGCTCGGGACGGCATCATAGACCCGGCCACTTACCAGCGCCGTTAGCCCAGCGGAGGCCTTCAGGCGGGCAACAATCGCCCCCTGCAATTCAAGGCTCGGTGATGCCATCTTATTTGCTCTTCGCCCTCTTCACGGCCTTCCGGACGGCTGCTGCCATCTTTCGCCGGATCTTCGGCTTCTCCTGCCGGTAGGTCGGGAAGATGTGCGGTCGCTTCGCCATCTTGACCGTCCCGAACTCCAGGAAGCGCCAGATATAGTCGGCAAAAACGCCGGTCGCGTTCGGGTCTTTCGTCTCGCCCTGAAGGCCATTACCCCCGACTGCGCGCTCCTTCGGACGATCCGCAAGCCGTGCCGCCTGGATGCTCGCCTGGTACGCTCCGGTACGAGGACCGGGAGCGCGAGGCTTGATCTTGTTGGCGAGCTGCTGGGCGCCTTCCATCTGGGCCTTGGCAAGCTCCTT